ACAAGAGAGCAGCCCTATGAAAACATCGCTTTCCCAAGAGGATGCAACGGAGTTGAAAAATACTTTTCAAGATCCGAAATCTATATCAAAGGAACGCCCATCCACGTAAGAGGAGCTCTTCTTTATAATCATTATGTTAAAAAGAATAAGATAGAAAACAAGTATCCTCTGATACAAGAGGGTGAGAAGATAAAGTTCATTTATCTTAAGACACCCAATCCACTCAGAGAAGATTGTATTTCTTTCTTTAATGAGATACCAAAGGAGTTTGGTATGGACAAGTACATTGACCACAAGAAACAATTTGAAAAGAGTTTCTTAAAACCACTCGAAAATGTGCTAGAATGTATAGGGTGGAACAGTAAAAAAGTTGTTACAATAGGGAGTTTCTTCGCATGAGTAAAACCGTATGGACAGTAACCTATCAAGATGATATGGTTGAGGCACTTGAACCTGAACAGGTGAGAGTATTTGAAGAGCGTGATACTGCAAGACAGTACGCTCTAATGATGGCCAGTGATGGTCATGACTATGTTAACATGTATGAAAGTGAGGTTAATAAATGGGGTTCTTAGACACGGTAATTAAGGAGAGTGGTAATGAGTATGCAAGTATCGTCAGCGATGGAGTCGCTGCAGGAGATACATCCAGTTTTGTTGATACAGGTAGCCATATTTTCAACGCTGTCGTTAGTGGATCTTTGTTTGGTGGTATTCCATCCAACAAGGTTACGGCACTTGCAGGAGAATCCTCAACAGGAAAAACTTTCTTTGCCCTTAGTGTTGTACGTAACTTTCTTGATCAGCATAGTGATGGTGGGGTTATTTATTTTGAGTCTGAATCTGCTATCTCCAAGGATATGATTGAGAGCAGAGGTATAGATTCCAAACGTATGGTAATCTTTCCTGTTGCTACGATAGAAGAGTTTAGAACACAAGCTACTAGGATTCTTGATAAGTATTTGAAAGAACCAAAAGATCAGCGTCAACCATTGATGTTTGTTCTTGATTCTCTTGGTATGCTGAGTACATCAAAAGAGATGGAAGATGTTGCTAACGATAAACAAGTTAGGGACATGACCAAATCTCAATTGATTAAAGGTGCATTCAGGGTATTAACCTTGAAGCTTGGACAGGCGAAAGTTCCTATGATTGTTACGAATCACACATATGATGTGATAGGATCCTATGTGCCACAAAAAGAAATGGGTGGTGGAGCTGGACTAAAGTATGCTGCATCTACTATAATATATTTGACCAAATCTAAAGAGAAGGAAGGTACAGACCTAGTGGGTAACATCATTAAGTGCGAAGCCAAGAAATCTCGATTATCTAAGGAGGGTTCCAAAGTTGCTACTAGATTATACTTCGATGAACGTGGACTGGACAAGTACTACGGACTCATTGAATTGGGTGAGAAGTACAACGTCTTTACAAGGGTGGGCAACCGTATCAAGTTCGGTGAAACTTCTGTTTACCCTAAATCTGTTCTTGCTAGTCCTGAGAAGTACTTCACAGACGAAGTGATGGCTCAGTTAGAGGAAGCAGCAAGAACGGAGTATGGTTATGGCAACTGAAAGGATAGAAAATACTATCCTTCGGAATCTTCTTTGTAATGAGGAGTACTATCGTAAGGTAGTACCTCATCTTGATTCGGAGTATTTCCAAGATGCTGTCGATGTAGTTCTCTTTGAAGAGATACAAGACTTTTCATCTAAGTATGATAAGACTCCTACTAAAGAAGTTCTGAAAATTAATCTTGGTAATAGGACTGATCTTACAGATGAGACCTATAAAAATGCTTTGATTAGATTAGATGATCTTAACGATGAGTGGGTTGATGCTGATTGGTTATCTGATTCTACTGAGAAGTGGTGTCAGGATAAAGCAATCTATAATGCATTACTCAAGTCAGTTAAAATTGCTGATGGTAATGATGAGAAGTTATCTAAGGATGCTATTCCTAGTATCTTACAAGATGCTTTAGGTGTCTCATTTGATGAGCACGTAGGACATGATTACATTGAGTCTGCAGATAATAGATATGAGTTCTATCACAGAGAAGAAGAGAAGATACCATTTGACTTAGAGAAGTTTAATTACATCACTAAGGGTGGTCTTCCTAATAAGACTCTTAACATAGCACTTGCTGGTACAGGTGTTGGTAAGTCTCTATTCATGTGTCACATGGCTAGTGCTTGCTTGTTGAGAAGTAAGAATGTTCTCTATGTTACGATGGAGATGTCTGAAGAGAAGATTGCAGAACGTATTGATGCTAACTGTTTGAATGTTAACATCAAAGATATTGTTGATCTACCTCAGATGATGTTTAAATCTAAGATCGCTGATCTTGAGAAGAAAACTAAAGGAAAGATTATCATCAAGGAATATCCTACTGCTTCAGCTCACGCTGGACATTTTAGGGCATTACTTAATGAACTAAAACTTAAGAAATCTTTCAAACCTGATATAATCTTTATAGATTACCTTAACATTTGTGCTAGTGTAAGATATAAAGGTCACATTGTTAACTCTTATACCTATGTTAAAGCGATTGCTGAAGAGCTTCGGGGTCTTGCTGTCGAGTTTGACCTACCGATTGTTAGTGCTACTCAAACTACTCGTTCTGGTTTCGGGTCTAGTGATCCTGACCTCACTGACACTTCAGAATCCTTTGGACTCCCTGCTACTGCTGATCTTATGTTCGCTCTCATTTCTAGCGAGGAATTGGAACAGGAAGGTAGAATAATGGTTAAGCAGTTGAAGAATAGGTACAATGATCCTACTTCAAATCGTAAGTTTGTTGTGGGTATAGATAGAGCGAAGATGAAGTTATTTGATGTTGCAGAATCTACTTCTGAAATCATGAGTGAGAAGGAAGAAGATCCAGACGTTAATGCTTTTGATGCAGTAAAACAAAACCAAGACCGCCTTAGTAAATTCGCTGAATGGAATGTTTAAACACGGAGACATAGTTGAGTTCCGAGGAGATAGAGGTTTCGTTAACTTCTATGATAAACACGCACCATACTTCACATTGTGTGTGAGACAATGGGAAGATCCAGGTAAAATGCATGGCGTAAGTCAATGCAATATTCTAGTGTATCGTACACACTGGGATGAGGTTATAAAGATAGATCCAGCACCTAATGCTGATACCTATCACTCACAAGAACACCGTTATTCAGATCCACAATGACACAATCAGTTGATTATGATAAGTACCTAGAGTTTGTCGATGGTACTACAAGCCACCCTTCTAAGAGTACAGATGAGTTCATCAATAGAATTAAAGACTTAGAATCTAAGGGTGTTGATATCCCTAGACTCCTTACTGCTGCTGTTGGTATCAGTGCAGAAGGTGGAGAGTTCACAGAGATAGTAAAGAAGATTGCTTTCCAAGGTAAGGAACTTACAGAAGATACTAAGGTACATCTTTTAAAAGAATTAGGTGATGTGTTCTGGTACATTGCACAAGCTTGTAATGCATTAGACTTAGATTTCCAGACTATCGTAGTCACTAACATGATGAAGTTAGCAGCACGATACCCAGACGGTGAGTTTGATATATTCAAATCGGAGAATCGAAAGGAAGGTGATATCTAAGACCATCCCCCTCTAAATAACTAGAGGGGGATTTTTTTATGGCCAAAATAGGTTTCGATATCCAAAACGATTTCTTAGCTTACATTAAGAAAAAGACTCATAAAGATCAAATGGCTGGTGTCTTTGGTAAGGCATCAACATGGCTTATTCAGGAAGGTAGTAGAGATAAGCCTAGACCTATGGGATCACAGTGGCCTAGTGGAAGTAAATCAAAAGAACCTGCTAAAGGTGGTGCTATTCAAATCTGTACTAATGTTGCAGGTGTTCAGAAAGTTCAAAGGGAATGTAAGAATCTTCAAGCAAAGAAATGGAACAGAGAGAAAAAGAAATGGGAATCAGATTCTTCTAACATAAAGATGTCAGGTTCAGATCCTGTTATTACTCTTGGGTTTGTTCTTGATACAAAAAATGGAAAACAACAAAAGGTTCAGGTAATTTCAACGAGGTTACCAGAGGAACAGGTAAATGCTGCGGCTATGACGAGAGCTCAAGAACTTGGATCGTTGTTTGTTTTTGAGAGAGCAATAAGACATAATGAATCCTGGACTACTTGGGAAAAATTAAAGGCAGATCCGATAGTAAGTAAGTATATGAAAAAACTGTGGAAGGATGTATGTAAGTTGGATCAGGTTACAGATGATTGGTATGAGAATTTTTGGAAACAGAATCAAACTTTATTAAAGAAGTGTAGTAAAGGAGATTTTACTGTCTTTGATAGAGAAGGAACTTTTATGCAATGGGTTAGTGGATATGTTGCAGGTAAGGGTTGGGCATCTAAAGGTAAGAAAGATAACTGGAACCCTGCTGATATCTGGTTGATTAATAATGAGGACAAATGGATAAAACATCTTGAGGAACATACTGATGAGAAGCATAGGACTAATATGAGGGCCAGACTGAGAGATAGAGTTGATCCACAACTCTTACAGTTCAATGCTATCATGAGGGATTTGTGGAGAAAGAAACAGATATGGGGAATATCTTTAAAGAAGGTTAGTGGTGATGAAGCACTCTGGTCTGAGGTTAATATTCATTGGAATACTGTTGATAAATTCATGGGTCTTAATCAACTGAAGACTACTGAGTATCATTATCTTAGTACATTATGTGACTGTACTAAGAAAGAAAAGAAGGGTATTATAACTCTCTCTACTCAAGACACATCATTGGTTGTGCAGGGTGATGGTACAACAAAATATAAGTTCCAGATTAAAGCGAATGATAGTCAAAAGTTTAGTGGTTTAAAATATGAACCATCAGATAAAGCTGCTGGTGCTGCTAGATTAGGTAAAGCAACGGTTGAGTATGTTGAAGATCTTTTTAAACAGTATGGATCTTCAAGGAAATTTGTAGGAAATACTTCAGCATATCCTCAACAAGCTTCTGAGTTCTTAGATTATGAGAAGAAGTGGTTGGACAGAATAAAAAGAGTTGCTAATGCAGGAGTAAGTTTTGGTGGCGTTAGATCATTCCAAGAGATATATGATAATCTATTGTTTTTATTCTCTATTCAACCACAGGTTGCTAACTCTAAGTTAATGCAGATTACTTGGCTTGATGCTTTCTTCTCTCTGTCTAAGAAAGATAGGGATAAGTTTGTTACTGATATGGTCTTCATCGCTCAGAAGATGGGATTGAGATATGGTCCATTCGCTAAGATATACTAATGTCTAAGAACACTCACCTAGAACATTTAGAAGATAGCATTCTCCTTGATGGGAAGGAGGGTGCTAAAGATGCTTTTAAATTTTTAGATTCATTGGCTAGAACCTTTACTGGTAAGGGTACTAGTAATTTTAAGATGACTACAAAGTGGGATGGTGCACCTGCTATATTCTGTGGACAGTATCCAGGAACAGATAACTTCTTTGTTGGTACTAAGTCTATCTTTAATAAGGATGCAAAGATTAATTATACTGATGAAGATATAGACAACAATCATGGTCATGCTCCTGGTCTTACTTCTAAGTTAAAGGATGCTTTAAAGTATCTTCCTTCTATAGGAATTGAAGGAGTAGTACAGGGAGACTTGTTGTTTACTGATGATAAGAGAATAGAAGTGGTGGATGGTAAGAAGTCAATTACATTCAAACCAAATACAATAACATATGCTATACCACAAGAGGACAGTGATTTTGATTTAGCCAATGAAGCAAAGATAGGAGTGGTATTTCATACCACATATACTGGTAATAGTATTGAGAGACTTCATGCTTCTTTTGGATTTGATCCATCTAAATTAAAGAAGGATAAGAATGTATTTGTTATCAGTGCAGAGATAGACACACTAGGAAAAGATATTTTATTAACATCTGAAGAGAAACAGAAGTTGATTAATTTAAAAAATGCTAGTAACTCTCTTGTTAATAAATGTGGTCCTTTCTTAGATGGTGTAGCAAAGCAGATAGCAGAGAACGATCAACTTACCATTGGTGTTAAGCTTAAGCAGTATTTTAATAAGTATGTTCGAGAAGGTAAGCAAGTAGGAAATAGTTTTACTTCTGATTTTAAGGATTACTTTAGTGGTGAGTGTAAGAAGGCAGCAGATAAAGTAAAGCAACCAAAAACTAAG